ATCTATCATGCTACATTAAGATAGGTGTTTGTGCAACCACGAACATAAAAAATTGTAAAAATTCCACGATATAGGTGTATTTGTAACCATTTAATATTTACCAGGCACGTACCTAATAGGTGTCACATACATATCTTATAGTTGTCACACACCTATATCTAATCTTTAACAATGATTCCACATTCAGCACAAACACTACGTTTGAAAGCGTTGACTGGTTTGGTTTTTCCTATCTAGTATTTTAATGCGGTAAAATTGACTGCTAAGGTTAATGACTGAAATGGTTAACGCCAATGAATTTTCTAGTCTTTATTAGAATAATTAGTTCCACTTAAGGATAAAATTATTCTAGTTTGCATTAGAATTTATCCTTCTCATTTCCTCTTGAACAAGCTTGCGAACATAACCGGTCTTGCCACCGTAAATGCCTCCATGCTCTTCTAAAAATCTTGCTTCGCTTTTAAGAACACGTATGCCTAGTATTTCTGTATCATTGATATCATTAAACTTCTTCGGTCTACCAGGAGAAGCTTTTTTCTTTGCCGTAGCTGGTTTTTTCTTTGCAACTTCTGTCACTGGCTGTGGCGTTGGTTCTGGCTGTTTGTTCTCTTGCGCTGCTGGCTTTGCCTGTTCAGACGGTTCAGATCCGACAAGCAATTCATTCAACGACTTAAAGGCTACTTTTTTATCAGCCGACATTCTCTATGACCTCCTCGATAAATAATCTATATGCCTTTGCTACCGGATTCTTGGGCGCATACTCAATGATACTCTTTCCTACTGTTGTAGCCTCCTCAGCTTTTACTGATTCAGGGATCTCAAATGAATATATCTTTATATCGCTTCCGTAGGCGTCTTTTAGGGCCGTTATTATTTCTTTGGCATTGTTAGTCGTTCCTCTTACTTTCGTCAGTAAAATGCCCTCAATTTTGATATTTGGGTTAAGTCTCTTCTTTACTGTGAAGATCGTCTTAACAAGCATCTGCAATCCTTTGACTGACAAGTAAGCTGCCTGGCAAGGAATAATAACAGAGTCTACGCAAGCAAGTACATTGATCGTCATAATTCCCAGGGATGGCATACAGTCAATGATGATATAGTCGTAGTTGTCTCTGACCTGTTCGATATATGTCCTAAGAACATACTCCCTACTCATAACACTTATCAGCGTCATTTCCATAGCGCACAGTTCAACGTTTGATGGAACAAGATCAAGGTTCTCTCTGGGATGAAGTAAAGCATATCCGTCCGGTATATCCTCCTCGTTGATTACCTTCATAAAGATGTTTGAGATTGTCTCGTTCAATGAGTCCGGTTCGTCATATCCCAGACAGATTGTTAATGATCCCTGAGCGTCTGCATCTACTAACAGCACCTTTTTGCCCTGAGCTGCTAGGCCAGCTCCTAAACTTGTTGCGGTTGTAGTCTTACCTACTCCGCCTTTTTGATTGATAATTCCTATTACTTTTCCCATGCTTTACTCCTTTTTAGTTGTTTAAATTGAATAAATAGTTTTAATATATAAAAACATATTATTATATTTAAAATATAAAATCAATTAAATAATTTTAATATATTAAAACTATTAAATAGAATTAAAGGATTAAAACATATAAATCAATTAAAATGTTTTAAAATATTAAATGTATTAAATTGTTTAAATAGATTAAATGGTTTTTATCATTTTAATAGATTTCATTGATTTAATAGTTTTCCAAACTTATCGGCATATGCTTTGAGTACTTCGTCATTATCTGCACGTTCACGCTTGATTACTTCAATCATTGTCTTGGCATTGTTCAGCTCTATCATATAGTCAACAAGCTCCTGGCTTTCATCCCAACCGTATATCTCATTAGGCGTTACCTTTAGTACTTTGCATAACTCTTCCAGGGTATCTACGTCCGGCGAATTAGTTCCTTTTTCCCAATTAGATATAGCGCCTACAGATCGGTGTAACAAAATCGCTAAATCGGCCTGTGTAAGTCCTCGCATAGTTCTAAAATTCTTAATATTCTCTGATAATTTTTTCATGTTCTTACCTCCGTAAAATGATGATAGCAAAGGCTAATTATTGAAACAATATTTCGTAAAATAAATACATATGATTAAGTTGATAATAATATTTTAGTGATTTATAATATTGATATGGTTAACTTCGTGTGAAGTTATTCTAAAATTCAATAAAGAAAAACTAAAGCTGGGAAGGGAGGTAAGCATAAATGCAGACAGCTAAGAAGATCTCCGAGTATCTGGCAGCTAATGGAATTTCGCCTACGTTTGTAGCTTCCAAAGCAAACATTGAACGTCAAAGGTTCTATGCGTTGATTAGGGGAGAACGAAAAATGGACGCAGACGAATTTCTAAGAATATGCAAGGTCCTGGGGAAAGATCCTAACTTCTTTATGGATGTAGAGGAGGAGGGTGTATGAAAATTTCATATATTCAGAAGCTACCGAGGGGCCGCTTGAAAAAGCGTGGTGGATTTCTGAAAAAAATCTTTGTGAGGGGGATTCTAACCGGCCTTATTCTGATAGGCCCATCAATGAATGTCCGGGCAGAAAGCCAGGGCGTCGAATCAATCTATGATGATGGAATCCCAGTTAATGTAAGAATTTATTGTGAAGTAATTGGATCTCAATACAACATCTGTCCTGAGATATTGGAGGCGATAGCGTACCATGAATCGAGATTTTTCGTGGACGTAGAGAACCACAACTACAAGGGATTGATGCAAGTAAATGTTAAGGTCCACAAGTGCAGGCTAGACAAGCTAGGATATACCGAGGCAGATATGACAAGTAACGCCTATGCAAACATAGAGGTTGCAGCGGATTATCTGAAGGATCTGTACGATATGTACGGTGACGAGAATCCGATTGTCCTAAGTGTATACTCCGGGAATTGGAAAGCCGTTTCAGACTACAAGGAATATGGGTGGTTATGCCCTTATGTACAGGATATTTTGACGAGAAGTGCAAACTATGAAAGACAACACAATAAATGAGTGCCTATGTTCGCACCATAGACACCCAGGGAGTAATAAGCTTGACCGCCTAAAAAAACTCCGCTCTCCATAGTAGCACAAGATTATTTTCAAGACAATTTCTATTTTTCTCAAAGTATCTGCGATTTTCTTATTTATTTTTCACGAATAGCGGGGGTGAATATATGGATGAAATAACCGTAAAGCAACTGTCATACGATAGGATCATTGCCGCCTTAGAGCTGCTTAGGTTTAAGGCCAGTGGAGGTACCGGACTGTACAGGGATGATGTAAACGAGGTCCTTGTTGTAGCCGGATTGGAACCTATCAAGAAACCAGAGGTAAATGTTATGGAGGTGCAAAATGGGGATAACAGCACAAGTTGAAACTATCACGCCGGAAATAGCAAAAAAGTATCTTGAAACAATGGGGCCTAACAGAAGTATAAGTCCTCAAAAGGTACAGGCTTTAGCAGCAGATATTCTACATGGTAATTACGAACTTAACGGTGAAGGGTTGCAGTTTGACGAGGACGGCAGGTTGATAAATGGACAGCATAGATGCAGTGCTGTAATAGCTGCTAATAAGCCTATACAAAGTCTTGTGATCCGAGGAATCGCAAAAGATGTTCATATCTTTGATAAGGCCAGAGTACGAAGCACATCTGACACATTGAAATGTGGTGGAATGGACAAGATATTAGCATCAAGCAAGATCGTGGCCTTAGTTAAATTCCATTTCAGAGTACAGTACAAGAATAATCTTGTATCCGACTCAGAAGTAAGAGAATTTATTATGTCTCACAAAGAGTTTTTAGCCAGTACGTACAAGATCGCAAAAGGTAAGAAGAACAGTACGCTTAAGATCAATTCTGTAATGGCCCTGGCAATATACTACGGTGTTGTCCTGGGATATGACTATGATAAGCTTACTGATTTTTGCCGGGTGTATTCATCAGGACTGTATGAAAATCCAAAGCAGAAAGCTGCTATCATCTTGCGTAATGATGTACTGAATGGAAATTTCCCAGTGCATGAAAACGCAGAGAGATTGAAATTCTTATACGCTACAGAGAAGGCGATAGATGATTTTATTTATGGATATTGCCGGAAGCAATCTTATAAATCATGGAGTCAAGCTGTTTTCTCTAACAGCGCAGCAGTAAGGAGGTAGTTAATGGCTCAGGTTATAGGAATCATGGGTGAGTCTGGAAGTGGCAAGACCACATCTATGCGTAATTTAGATCCCAAGACAACCTACTACATTGATTGTGATAAGAAGGGGTTGTCCTGGAAAGGTTGGAAACAGCAGTATAACGCTGAAAAAAAGAACTACTACGTCACAGATCAGATATCCATAGTAGAGATACTTTTGGATAAGATCAGCACTCAGGAAGCACAGAAACATATCAAGGTAGTTGTTATTGATACGCTTAATGGCCTGATGGTTGCTGATGAAGTAAGACGTATGAAGGAGAAAGGATACGACAAGTGGACGGATCTTGCACAGTGTATATGGGGGTTACTGGATAAGCTCTATTCGCTCAGGGATGATCTGACCGTAATTGTTATCTGTCATTCCCAGACTCAGAAGGAAGATGATGGATACACGTTTACCAGGATCAAGACTTCCGGCAAGAAGCTGGACAAGCTCAATGTGGAATCCAAGTTGACTACCGTTCTGTATGCTATCTGCCATGATGGAAAGTATGTATTCCAGGTACACGCAAACAATTCAACCGCTAAAACTCCGTTAGGAGCTTTTGAGGATGATGAAATCGACAACGACATTACAACAGTACTTAAGGTACTTAAGGACTATTAAGGAGAAGAGATATGAAGGCATTTGATGGATTTGATAAAGCAAAAGAAGCAGCAAGAAACGCCGGAGGCAAGAAGCTTCCCAAGGGTGCTTATGCTGCCAAGATATTAGGCGTAAAGCTTGAAGAGGAAAAGAACCTTCTTACTGTTCAGTTTGATCTGACAGAAGGTGAGTATAAGGATTGGTTTCAAAAGCAGTTTGACGAGAATACTTCTGAGAATAAAAAGTACAAAGGCCAGGTTAAAATCTGGCTGCCTAAAGATGATGGTTCAGAAAAGGATCAGTGGACCAAAAATAGTTTTGCCAAGTGGACAAACGCCCTGGAAGATAGCAACGACGGTTATCACTGGGATTGGGATGAAAAGAAATGGAAGGGTAAGAAGATCGGCCTTGTGTTTGGTGAAACAGGTAATGTCATTGACGGTAAAGAGGTTGTCTATACAGAGGTCCACTTCCCTATTGCATTGAAGGACGTTAAGGATTACAAGGTGGAGTCTATCAAGATGAAAACCAAGAACAATTACGGACAGGCTAAAACATCATCCGGCAGCACAGATTTTATGAATGTTCCTGAAGGTTTAGAGAGTGAGTTGCCCTTCTGATCGGAGGTGTCATGCAGACATTCGACAAAATTCAGATGCTTGAATCAATGGTGATCCTAACTGACAGCAGAGAGAAACCTACCAAAAAGGCCGACAAGAGGTATGAAAGTTTTATGTTCCCGCACCGGAGAGCCACATTATCTTATGGGGATTATACCTACAACGCACAACTTCCTAGTGGTAAGTGGTTGTATGACGAGTCGGAGACAGTCAAAGGTAGTGCGGTGATCGAAAGGAAGCAGAATCTTGACGAGCTGGCTATGTGCTTCACAAGCCAGAGAGAGAGATTTGAGCGTGAGTTTCAACGAGCTGCAGACAATAAGGCAAACATCTTCCTGTTAGTAGAAAATGCGTCCTGGGAACACTTATT